CCCGGTTTATTGAACCGGCACAGCAAACTAAACCTGATTATCGATGGAGGGACGTTAGCTCGAGGCGGTTCAGGTGGTGGAGCAACACCAAGTGGTATTTACACTGGATCATCTTATGGGGTTCAGGGAATTCCCGGTGGTGCTGGAGCACCATTTGGTCGGGTCATGACTGGACAGCCGATTTCAAATGACTCACAAGATTATCGCCTCTATCTGGAGAGTTATTTATTGGTTATGAAAATCACTGATGCTGAAGCTTCGGTACCCGGTAAAGGTTACCGAACCCAAAATGACCGTTATGGGTCTCCATTATCAGGTGATGGTGGAAACTGGGGCGAACGTGGCACCAAGTCCACCAATGATGGAACGTGGAACTGGCAGTACCATGGCACAACTGAAGGCCAGCCGGGGCCGGGGGGACCTGCAATTGTTGGGGTGGCACCTCTAACAACTCAATTGATTAATGGAGGGAAAATCTTACAAACCCTTTAAACCTTATAAGAACTTTGAGCACCCAATTCGGGTGCTTTTTTATTGTCTAAAAATATCTGGAGAAATTAATGGAACCAGTTTCCACTAGCGGTTTTACAGCACTTTTAAAATTATATGGGATTGCAATCATGGTGACTTTAGCAGTCGGTTTGGTTGCAGCAGTTGTATTAATGACACGTATGCCGCGCTCACCTCAAGAGTGGGCTGTAGGCTTGATCTGTACTGTTGTATCAAGTCTTGCTGGCGGTTCATTCATTATTGTGAAGTGGGGACTTCATGAATGGGTTACTGATGTATGGGGGATGATCGCACTTGGTGGATTCTTCTTTGTTTGTGGATTACCCGGTTGGGCTTTGGTCCGTTGGATTTTTAACTTCATAGATAAACAGGAAGGGAAAACGATTGTTGAAGTGATTAAAGAGTTTAAGAAAGCCAGAAAAGACATTGAAAACAGCTAATGCCGCCTTCGGGCGGTTTTTTACATCTGAAGGAAACCGAAATGAACATTGAACAATATCTTGACGAGTTAATTAAGCGTGAGGGCGGGTACGTAAATAACCCAGCTGATCGGGGCGGTGCAACAAAGTTCGGTATTACTGAAGCGGTCGCACGTGCAAGCGGCTATAAGGGCAATATGAAAGATTTGCCTCTTGAAGTGGCCAAAGCAATTTATCGGAAACAGTACTGGACAGCCCCACGATTTGATCAAGTGAATAATCTTAGCTCTGCTGTAGCTGAAGAACTTTTAGATACTGGTGTGAACTGTGGTATCAACTTTGCAAAACCACTTTTACAGCGTGCTTTGAACTTGCTTAACAACCAAGGTAAAGCTGGGTACGCCGATTTGAAGGTTGATGGTGTTTATGGTTCTAACACTTTAGGAGCTTTAAAAACCTATCTAGCCAAACGTGGGAAAGAAGGTGAGAAGGTTCTAGTGCGAGTGCTCAACATTATGCAAGGACAACGTTACATTGAAATCTGTGAACGAAATCCTACCCAAGAGCAATTCTTTTATGGTTGGATCGCTAATCGGGTTGTTATATGAGAGCCTTTAATTGCAGACGTTCAAAGATAGCTTTCACAATTGCAGTGCTGTGCATTCTATTTTCAGGCTGCACAGCTCATACGATCAATACAAATGTTAGTGTGGGAATTTGTGTGAAGGCTCTGTAATTTACAGTGTCTTCAATTCATTTTTAAGTCGAAGTAACTTGATGTGAATTCTTACTAAGTTCAAACCAGATATGACCATCTGGGCCTTGAATTTTTATTACCGGATTTTTCAATATTATATGTTTTAAATCATCCTTAATATTAAAAATATAAGGTGTTGTGTCATGTGGTTGGCATTCTCCAAATAAAAATCTATATTCATTTTGATAGGAATATTTCATCGATTTACATAAATTTCCCCATTCAAAGGAATTTTCTGAATATTTTACTGAGCCACAATATAAGGGTTGTTCGCTATTTTTCTGTAATATTTCTACAAATTTTTTTAATTGATCAGCGGGGATAAAGGCAAAATTATTTCCAAATTCACTTTTCATCCGAATAAAAGTTTGATTTAACTTTTCTAAAGCTGTTTCATCAGAAGGAAGGCGTAATTCAAACCAACAATGTAACCATGAGTCTCTAGTTTGTGCGTTATGCATTGTAAGATTTTCTATACCTGTAATAGGATGGTCATTGATAGTAAGAATTATTTCTTGGTCATTTCTGCTTAATCGATATGACATATGGCAACTTTCTACAGGATCTCCAATACCTTCTTGATTATCCAGTCTATATTGTTCTGGACTATTGCAATAAAAGCATCCCCCTATAAGCTTATCTAGAAAATCTTCGTTTCTAAAAAATTTAATTAAACCTAAAAATTGATTTTCTTGCACAGTTAATACCCCATATTTTAAATTTTCATTTTTATGTTATAAGTTAATTAACTTAATTTCTATAAGAAATTTTAATTTATTTTGATCCTATAATAACTAATAATAGTTTGTTTAAACCTTTAGATCACTTAACAATTGATTTATTTCATTTTGCTTTAATATTAGAATTAGGTCTTTGTAGCCTAATAAGTTGGTTTCCCATTGATTTAAATCAGTAATTAGAGTATTGCTTTTGAAATCATTTTTGTTTATTGATAAAAATTTAGAATAGTAGAATGTTTGTTTTTCATCAAAAATATTGCACCTATCTCTAATATTTATATAAGCTCTGAGTTTGGATAGAAAACTTAAGAAGATTATATTCATTTCTGACTTTTTATTTACTATATTTTGTATATATATTAAATCATCAGATCTACTTAATGTATTGTAATCCAATTCACACTCATAAGAATGTATTAACATTTCAAGATCAGAAATATAGGTAGCAAGTTCAAGGGTATTTTTTTCAAAGCTTAAAAATTCCTGATAAGCTTGTAAGGCTAAAGTATTCGTAACTTGTTTATTATGTTGCTCTTTCCAATCATTAAATAAGTAAGTTGCAACAAATGCAGCAAAGAACGCACCACATGCTCCAAGTATTGAGCCAAAAGCAGAGATATCATCTGCAGACGAATTTAAGAAATTATTCATTGTGCAATATGTAAGAAGTGCAATTGCATAAGCAACTACACCCCACAATAAAACTAATGTTAAATTTACTTTTTTGCTTTTCATTAATTGCCAACAGTTCCTAAGATTGGAATCATTTGAGGACCCGTCATCCGGGCCTTACTAATAATCTCGACGAGTTCATCATAAGTTAAATTTAAAAAATCTTCTTTTTAATTAGTTTATTAATGTATTCCAGTGATTGGTATTTTGGTAGGAAGATAAAACTATTCTAAATCTTCATCCGTTACGTAAATATAAGGTACAAAATAAGGAACCTCATTTATATACATAAAGAAACCATTAGCTATATTTTTCTCATTTTGTAACCTTTCAATTATGCTTTCACTACTTTGGGTAGGAGTAGATAGGATATCCGCCATTCCTTTATAATTTTCAGGGTTATATAAATAGACTAATCCATTAGTATCTTGATAAAGCTGCTCTAGTCCAGAAATATTACCAAGACGCTTAATCAATAATTCTTTACTTGAAATTTGTTCTTTACATTCTGAATATACTTTTTTAATAAATTCTTGTTTCAAGCAAAATTGTTTGCTTGGGTCATCTTTATGTTTCCATCTTCTAACACCTTTTACTCTTAATCCATCTACAATTAGTCCAATATCAGAATATTGGCTTATATCAAATACCTCGACCTTTCTTGTACTACATAGGGAAATTAATCTTGATGTAAATTCAAATAAAGAATCCTCCTTGAAATGCAGACCAATCGTTGTGCATTCATCCGTTATCTCATTAGAATGTAGTCTGTCTTTTAAGCCTTCTCTAAATAAAATTAACCCCTGATTTAAAACACAAATCATATTAGGCCATACAGAAGCAGGGTTCTTAGAGCACCATTCTCTTAGGTTTTCTTCGAGGGAATCAAGACTATTACCTCCAAGATCATACGCAAAGATCACCCCAAAAGGCGGTGTATTGCCATATGTGACTGTGGAAGTTGGCCCTAGTTTTTTAGAAATAAAAGAAGGTGAATGTATTTGTTTTAAAGATTTGATATTTTCTAAGCCTTCATTAAGTTTTTGTTTACTTAACTTTGATTTTATTTCAATAATTCCGTAAATAGTTTCAATTGGATAGATCTGAATACTATCTGATGCTTGAAATATAATACTCTTGTTGTTGTCATAGACAATTAAATCTGTTTGCTTTGAAGTTTGGCTATATGAACTAATGATTTCTCCATTTCCTAATTTATATTGTTTAGGAAGTTTGCCATTTTCTAAAAAATTTTTTAAAGCATCTTCTCTATAATCACCTTTAACACCATGATGATTAAATTCAGCAGAAATATTAAATTCAGCCATCATTTTTTGACTTATCAAATTGAAGATTTTTTTGATTTCCATAGATTTTCTCGATATTGCTGGGATAGAGAATAGAGTTTTTAAAATTTTAAGTAATTCTTTAATATTAAATTAGTTATTAATAGTCAACAGTTCGTCCCACAAAAAAGGATTTCTGCTTAATTTATCCCGCGACATAGACCAGTTCCGTCCTGGTACATAACACGTACTTATACCGAGTTTTTTCTTTCCAAATTTGTTGTGAACGTTATCCAGTGCTTTCATCAATTGTTCTTTTTTTTCTATAGCTTCAAAATCCGTGAGAAGGTCATAAGTGTGTCCAACTTTTGGTTCTAGCCCAGTTAGTATGACCCCACATTTTTTATACTTAATACCTTCTTTAAAAATGTGAGATACCATCTTTGTTGCAGCTTTTACGAAATCTAATGCACAATCTGTTGGCTGTGAAAATGAGCCGGTTATTGACTTGTTATAGAAAGGTACATTTTCATCAAAAAGACTAGATTGAACAAAAACAATTAGACAGCCGCATAATGACTCATCATCTCTCAATCTCTTACAAGCTTCTTGAGCATGCATCGCTATCGCTTCTTGAAGGTCAATAAGTTCGGTAACTTTTGCACCAAAAGAACATGACTTAATAATTTGCTTTTTAGAGGGTGGGGTGTCTTCAATTTCAAGGCAAGAGATGCCTTGCAGCTCATTAATAGTACGAGCCATCACAATAGAAAATCTTCTTTGCATCTCTCTGGGTTCACTACATGCGAGATCTAATACAGTGTTAATTTCCATTGATTGAAGCTTTTTAGCATGCTTACGGCCAACTCCCCAAACCTCAGAAACATCTATCTGCGCGAAGAAATATTCTTTGTTGCACGGATCCATGTTTACTAAATCGCAAACGCCATTAAACGATTGATTTTTCTTAGCTATATGGTTAGCAATCTTCGATTCTGTTTTGCTTCTACCGATTCCAACGCACACAGGTAATCCAAGCCATTTCCATATTTGTTGGCGCATTTGCTGACCAACTTTTTCTAAATCAAAGTTCTTCTCATAAGCTGAGAAATCAACAAAGCACTCATCAATCGAGTACGGTTCAACTTCTTCAGGAGTTACGTACGAGCTCAGAATCTTATGAAAACGTCTCGACATTTCTGCATACATTGCATAGTTGCTTGAAAGAACGATTACATTATGTTTCTGAACAATGTCTTTAACTTGAAAAAGAGGCACACCCATTTTAATGCCTAAAGCTTTTGATTCATTACTACGAGCAACGGCACACCCATCATTATTGCTGAGCACAATAACAGGTCTATCATTTAAACTTGGATCAAAGACTCTCTCACATGAAACGTACATGTTATTTACATCGATGAGAAAAAATACTTTGTTCTCATGTTTCATAACTTAATGCCGTGTCATTTTAATGATATGAGTGACAACCCCCCAAATTATTAATTCTTGGCCATCCGCTAAATAAATATTTTTATAATCCGGATTTTCTGCTTTAAGCCATTGACCTTTTTCATCGATCATTAAACGTTTAACTGTGAATTCATTGTCAATCAGTGCAATAACGATATCGCCGTGCTTTGCATCAAGACTACGATCCACAATCAGTTCGTCATCAATATCTATACCTGCATTAAGCATTGATAGTGATGCAACTTTGACAATAAACGTTGAAGTTGCATTTTTGATTAAGTGCTCATTCATATCGAGCGCTTTATCGACATAATCTTGTGCCGGAGAGGGGAAACCAGCGGAAATCTTTTCAAGTGCGTAGGGGATAAGCATGTGAGTTGATGGTACAACTTGCTTAAATGATAAAGCCTCAGATAAAACAATACTTTGTGTGAGGTACGGTTTTATCTCGATAATGGATGGTGCAATTTCGCTCATAGAATATCCTCCAGCTTGATTTTGTAACATATTCAAGATGATATTCTAGAGATGAGCTTAAATTCAAATTTAAAAAGCTGTGGATAAACAAGTAGAAGTCAAAAATTGACGTTCCTTATTGTGCATTTGGTCGGAAATTCTTCAATTAAATTTACTTTGTAAAGTCAGAATAAGTGAATGCAAAACTATCAAAAAAAGTATAACAAAATGAGTCACTTCTAAAATAAGTTTTATCTAAGTTATTGATTCTATACTTATCCACAAAACTATCTATAAGTGTTTTTTCACACATTTGGTACGCTATCTTCAGACAAATCATACAGATAAAAAATCATTAAAAAGTCAAGATTGATCAACTTTTGAGAGTGGTATAAGCTTAAAAATACAAAGAGATAGCTCACTATCTGAATCACTAATGTATTTTTGTCAGAATGAATTTTTCGTTGAGGATTTTTGCAAGAATAAGAAGCATTAGGAGGGGCTGCTCACTTTCGAAATTTTGGTCGAGGACGAAAGCGAGCAGCGGATTTAAACAAGCGCGTTATTAAACGTTGTTTAATTTAATTTTCAACGAAATTTAAAACTAAGTCTTAAACCGTTTTCAATTGAGAATATATTGACATTGTTTTAAAGAAAATTCAAACAACGAATTTTAGCGCCGCAATAAAGGCGAAATGTAATGTTAAGACTTAAAGTCTTGAAATTCGTATGCTTTCACTTAATTGGGATCTTAGCTGATTTAGTTCAGATCGCTGATTTTGTGATTCGTTAAGATTTTGAAAAATAAGCTAAACTTAGACCCGTTTGCTGGTGCAGGCGGGTCTTTTATTTAGGAGCTATTTTATTTTTAGGGAAGTAGTCAGCAGTAAATTCACCTATTGGTATCTCAAAGAAAAATTGAGCTGCATCTTCTTTTTTACAGTTCAACCAATCTTCTCGATACTCTTCAGGAATTACGATGATAGATCTCTTTTCATCTTCTGGTTTATGAAATTGTGACATAAAAGGGTGATTATCTGCATTAATAGTCAGCATTGACATTGATCGAACTTGTTGCCCATCAATGATAGTAGAATCGTAAATAGCAGCTACGGTGAAAGGTAAGCCGTCTTCTCGATAAATTCCCCATCTTTCCGCTTTGCCATTCACATATCTTGGTTCATAGATCTTTTCTACAGGTATTAAAGCAAACTGGCTTTTAGCCCATGCATGTCGAAAACTAGGCTTTTTATCAACCGTCTCTGTTCTAGCGTTGTAAGTATATTTTGAGAACTTTAAGTCATGGTTCCAAGGTGGAATCATGCCAAACTTAACTTGGCGCCATTCTATCTGGCCATCTTTAGAAAAAATAAGAGGGCAGTCGTAGCCAGGATAAACATCTTCTTTATAGTCGAATGTTGGCTCGAATAGATCTAGCAGGTGCACCCGGTCTTTTGAAATTGGTTCATAATTAGCGCACATGATTATTTCCTTATTTATTTAGTTTTAGTATGACAATTTTAGAGTAAAGGTTTTATATAATTATGTATGGAGTTTTCAGAAGAAAAGTCTAGTGAATATTTTAAGTAAGATATTAATATAATTTGTTTTTTGGAAGAAATGTTAAAATGAATTTATTGGAAATAATAGCTAAAAACTGTGGATTGGCAGTGGTGGACTCAGTAACTCTAGGGTTAGGTTCAGCTGTAAAAAATTCCTTTTATGAAATTAAAGATCACGTAAATCAATGTAATGATGCATTGTATCTAATGCAAATAAAAACATTTCTTGAGACAATCGATTTAGATGAAGGCGAAGTGAAAGATTTCTTTAGTAAAAATCAAGATAACAATCGACTAGGAATTGAATTATTTAAAATTTTAGAAAGTACATATATAGAAAAACAAGCAAATTTGTTAGCTATTAACTTTCAAAACTATTTACAGGGTAAGTCTGATAAAAGCCAATTTAATAAGTATATAAATTTAATAAAAAAAATTGATGCTCATATTTTTGAAGTAATTAATGATGACTTGCAATATCCTCAAAGGCTTCGTGAACAATCCATACCTTGTGAAGGATTGCCAAAAGATGCAACCGATTACAACAAATATTGGGAATTTGAAAATCTTTTAGTGAGTGATTTCAAAGATCTAGAAGTTTTAGGATTTATTGAGGAAGAAATAAAGGAAACTTCGGTTACATACAGCTCAGTTGTAAGCCCTAAAATAAAGAGAAAAAGAACGCGTTTCTATCATAATTTTTATATTGATCTTTATAGTAAACTAAAATAAAACGGGAATGGTCTATAATTCTTAAAAATGAGTTCAACTCCTATAGTGGGACTTGAACAAAAAAGAGACTGTTGTTAATCATACTTAATCAAAATTAAATGTTATACATGAGTTATACCAGCATGTTATACAGCAAAAAACTAGCTATAAAATCAATGGTTTAAAATAGTTGTTCAACTCCCGCCATCTCCACCAAGACATTAAATTTATATGCTGTTACATAACGACATATAAAACTAAAAGGCTTGAACTGTAATGGTTTAAGCCTTTTTTATGCCTATATATAACCAAACATAAATTTATATACCATTGCCCGCCGTGTATCCCTGTGTGTATCCTTAAATAAAAATTGAAACGGTGGGGATACAAAGAAATGAAGCGTACAGAGATAAAGCGTCGTCCATTATCTGATACAGCACTAGCTAATCTTGAGCCTGAATCAAAGGAATACCGGGAACTGGACGGCAATGGTTTGTATTTTCGTGTCAAGCCCGATGGTAATAAGTCTTGGCAATTACGCTACAAAAAGCCTGATGGTAAATGGTCATGGTTAGGAATAGGTGGCTATCCTGAAATAGGTGGGCAATTGGCACGAAAGAAAGCACAAGAGTTAATTGCTGATATTGGTAAAGGTGAGAATCCAATCATCACTAAGCAAGAACGTAAGCGGAAAGAACTTGAAGATAACAATGCCACTTTTGAGGCACTGGCAAGGGAATGGTTAGATACCAAACAAAATAGATGGGTCGCAGATACGATGGTCCGAAACAAAGGGGCATTAGAAAAACATATATTCCCTGTTTTTGGTAAACGCCTATACACCACGATACGCCCGATTGAATGGATGAATCATTTAAAAGGGATACAACAAGAACATAAGATTTATGAGCAAGTAAACCGCATACGTGCTATGTGTCGAGATATTTACGACTATGCCAAAGTAACAGGACGTATTGATTACAACCCACTGGAGGGGCTGCATAAATTCTTAGAACAGGGCAAAAAAGAGAATATGGCTCATGTGGATGAAAAAGAATTACCGCAATTATTAAGGGCTATAGACAACTACCCAACACTTGATAGTCGCATCGGATTAAAGCTTTTATCTATGCTGTTTTGCCGCCCTAGTGAATTGAGAGAGGCAACATGGGATGAGTTTGACCTAGAAAATTCTCTTTGGGAAATTCCTGAACACCGCATGAAAAAACGCCGTGAGCATATTATTCCGTTACCAACTCAAGCGGTGCAGTTATTAAATGAATTACGAGCTTTAAGTGGTAAATCAGAATACTTATTTCCTAGTCGGTCAAATAGCAATAAGCCTAAATCGGATACAGTATTTATTATGGCGTTACGGCGCTTGGGTTATGAGGGTAGACAGACACCGCACGGCTTTAGACATATCGCCAGTACCTTGCTTAACAACAAGGGTTTTGATGAAAGACATATTGAGGCGGCATTGGCGCATGTTAAAGATGGTGTGGCAGGGGTATATAACAAAGCTCAATATCTGAATGATCGAAAGTACATTATGCAGTGGTACGCTGACCACTTAGAGCAATTGATGGATGATCAAATTATCCAATTTAAAAAAGCATGATGCCAGTTGAGATAAAAATGGCGGTAATACCGCCATTGTTTTGTGTCTGCATCAAGTCTGGTCAGGTGCAGTAAATCGACATGAGGCTAATTAATAAGAATTAACAAACTCATTGAACTTAACCACTTCCTTGTAAATATTTCTATTGCAGCTTGTCATAGGGTCATACTGTTTAAACATGCTTGGGTTGTTGCACGACATCGTTGCAACGATTGCGTATGTGTCCTTCCCATACGGTTCTTTTGTGACTTCAACAACAATGTCGCCAGTAAATTCACGTGGAGCATAAGTCTCAATCAAAACATTGTTTGAGTTACTGATCTTGTAATCTGCATTTTTGCTTACCCACAAATGAGCAGCTTCCATCTTTGAGTCACATTCGGCTTTACTTTTACAAGTTGGTCGTGTTTTTGAAATCAAATTTACGTATTCTGCTTTAGTTAATGATTTTGGGATCAATAGTTTTTGTCCAACGTACACCTTCGATGAATTGGAAAGGTTGTTATCGGCTGCCAGCTTTGCCCATGTGGTCCCGTTACGCTTGGCTATATCATTTAATGATTCGCCCGGCTTCACGGTGTACTCGGTGAACAAGCTTTCCCCTTCAGCCATTGCATTTGTACCAATCAGAATTAAAGTAGCTAATAGAATTTTTTTCATGATTAATTACCTTTATATTGAGATTATGGAATATGTGAATGAAATAATACACTAAGTTGGTGTATTTGGTTGCATGCTTGATATTCTTGGCATGCGTTCAATCCACAATCCCGCCTATCAAGCTCTGATCAAAGAAATAGTGAGCTACCGAAAGTCAAAAAATATGACTCAAGTCGAACTCGCTTCAAAATTAGATAAGCCTCAACAATATGTCGCTAAGGTAGAAAATTTAGATCGACGAATTGATGCTATTGAACTTAAACAATGGCTAAAGGCATTGAATGCCGATAGAGATTTTATGATCAAAATTTTGATTGATTAGTTGAAAAATAAAGTTAAATAAAAAAAGAACCTTTAACGTTTCCTTCTTTATTTCTAAAATCTATATCTCAAACTTCAATACTCCCTTTATAGGCAGTATTTTTTATAAATATCATAATGTTTATCTGTTTTTAATAGAACTCTAGGAGGCTCATCTTTATTTCTTATAAGAATAGATTCCTGCTTATGCTTAGCAACTCGTATATCATGAATAAAAATCGTATGATCCTTACAATTAATTTCATTGCGGATTGTAGCATTCATCTCATTAATTATTGACTTGGCTGGTGGTAAACAGCCTATGGTTGATTTAGTGGATGATAATAATAAAGTTGCCTTGATTTACACTGGTGAAATTTATAATTTTCAGGAATTACGTGCTGAGTTGATATCTCGTGGTCATGTTTTTAATACTAAAAGTGATACAGAGGTTGTCTTAAAGTCTTATGTTGAATGGGGAATAGATTTTGTAGATAAACTGAATGGAATGTACGCATTTGCGATCTGGGATGATCGTATTCGTAGTTTATTTTTAGTTCGTGATCGTATGGGGGTTAAACCTCTGTATTATTACCCGACCGCAGATGGTGTTTTATTTGGATCTGAACCGAAAGCAATATTAGCAAATGATCTGGCAAAATCTGTTGTAAAAGCGGATGGTTTACGTGAAATTTTTGAAATGGTGAAAACTCCAGAGCATGGAATTTTTCATGGGATGTATGAAGTCCGTCCAGGTCAATTTTTAAAAATTGACTCATCAGGTATTCAAAAATATCAATATTGGAAGCTAGAGGCAATTGAACATAGTGATGATTTAGAAACAACTATAAGTACTACTCGTGATCTACTCGAAGATATTGTTTCGAAACAAATTGTATCTGATGTTCCATTATGTAGCTTACTTTCTGGAGGCTTAGATTCTTCCATCATTACTTCTTTAGCTTCAAAAAAATTATTAAATGGTGGTCATGAAAATATCCGATCTTTTTCCGTAGATTTTGTGAATCATGGATCTGGTTTTGTAAGTGATTCAGTACGTGGAACTCCGGACGCTCCTTTTGTTAAAGATCTTGTTGATATGATTGGATCATCTCATAAGGAAATTTTAATAGATAGTAAAGATATGGCAGATGGTCATTTAAGAGAAAAGATTATTCGTGCTTTAGACCTTCCTCCTGCATTTTGGGGAGATATGTGGCCATCTTTATATAAGCTTTTTGAAGAAGTAAAAAGAAATTCTACCGTTGCTTTATCAGGAGAGTCTGCAGACGAAGTTTTTGGTGGATATCGTTGGTTCCACGATCCTGAAGCGATTAATTCGACGACTTTTCCTTGGCTCACCTCGGTCACAGCAAAATATTTTGATGGAAAAACGTTATTTTCAAATGATCTTTTGAAAAAATTAGATCTGGATGATTTCGTTCAAGATAGTTATTCACAAGCTTTGGCTGAATCCCCAATATTATCAAGTGAGAGTCTTGTTGATAAACGAATGCGTCAGATGAGTTATGTAAATTTAACTCGTTTTGTACAGACTTTGTTGGATCGTAAAGACCGAATGAGTATGGCTGTTGGGCTTGAAGTACGTGTACCGTTTTGTGATCATCGCTTAGTACAATATGCTTTTAATATTCCGTGGCAAATGAAGTCTTTTGATGGTCGTGAAAAAAGTATTTTACGGGCTGCTACCAAAGATATTTTACCTGAATCAATCTCACAGCGTGTGAAAAGCCCTTATCCATCAACACAAGATCCATCATATGAAAAAGCATTAAGACAGGGTATTGAAGCAATTATAAATGACAGTAATGCTCCAGTTTACGGCTTGCTTGAAAAGCATAATGTAAATCAGCTTTTACAGAAAAATTTAGGTTCTTCTTCACCAATGTATGACCGTATGGGAATGGAATTAGCCATCGGTTTAAATAGTTGGTTAAAACAATACAGAGTGAGTGTAGAAATATAATAATTGCTTACCCTAAAATAGACTGACAGCCTTTTTTAACCGAGCTAAACATTAGCTCGGTTTTTTCTCATTTCATCCATTTGATTTGATTAATGATTTTAAAATTATTGAAAGATATTCCTCTTTTAATTTTTATTAACAAAGTTATATTTTTTTTGCTTATTGGCTTATAGAAAATAAGAAATATACCGCTATTGATGATTGGTCATTAGACTGGATAATTAATGTTTATATTGGTATTACTGTAGGTCTAATTTCCTTAATGTCTTACACAAGGTAAAAGATATTGAAAAGCAGTTAGTGATTCCTAATGACTATATTACTGTGGAGCAAACTCAGAAGATCGATAAGTAAGGTTATTATTCACTATTAATCAGCTAGCTTCCCCCCAAGGCCCCCGTGCCACAACAGAACTTTAATTTTTTGCGCTGATTTAAAGTCATCCACCATTGTGACACAGAGAAGGGAGCTAAGCCAAACGCTTAGCCCATGTCATTTTTATCGCACCGCCGCATCACACTAAAAAAAGTAGGGGCAAAGTCCTGTGGGAGAGCAGGACTTTGCAAACTGACATGTTCTAGGCGTTGCATGAGCTGAGGCGAATACACTTGTTCAAGCCGTTGGTATATACAGTCGCAACTGGCTTGGCTGTGCCCACCCGACAGGCAAATTTTTTCAAACTCCTGCTGCGTGTGGAGGTCACAACCCGAAACGCTGTAATCGCCGACGACGAGGCCTAAAACCAAAATAGTTTTATAAAATTTCATATTATTCTCGTGATGATTTGGGGATATCTCAATGAGAAAAAATAAACCGCTATATTTTAAGTTTTAAAATCATTTTTAAAGGCAATAGTTAACCCGCCTATAAAAGCAATAAAATAAAATGATTTAAATTTTAAAATAAAAATAATTTATAGATTTAAAACTTTAGATAATAGAAAACCCAAATTTTAAATAAATAAAAAGTTTATAAGGGAGAGGGGATAAATATATATAGTGGCATGGTCAACTCCTTAAAATGTATGGAGCTCTACCACCAGAAATCACCGTCAATTGATTAGGGTGGTAGAACGAAAGAGGGTTGACAGACCGGACATACAGAACCAGCACACCCGAAGGTGTCCCCCTTCCGCCCTACCGCAGCGTGAGGGGGACGGTGGTTTTTACACAAAGATCTCCCCCTCAGAAGGAGCAAATCTGATGCGCTGTATGTATAGCGGTCTGTCAAAACCGACTGGCAATGTAGGCCAGCGGGACCATAATAATCATAAGTTTTTAATAGGTCAATTCAATTTAAATAAAATATTATAAAAATTTTAAATATAAATTTATATTTTAATTAAACTCAAAAGTTAATATATTTAAAGCTGTAAATTAATAAATATAATAAAGCTAAACTAAACGTTTAGACTGCTCTTAAAATGTATATCGGTAATTAATAAATACACGGTGCTGGTCTTAGCCTTTAAGAGGCTTACCATGTATTTTTTCTATAAAAATGAGTATTCTATTTCGAAATTACAGGACTTGATGATATGAAAAGATTACTTTTATGTGGGGTAATAGCGTTTTGTACTACATTACATGCTAAAAATTTAACTTCAATTAATGACATCTATAAATTAAAAGATAAACAATTTGAAGAATGTGAGGTCAATGGTTTTAGTTTGCTTAAGTTAGATAAGGACTTAACGATTGGCCTTATTGCAAGGTTACATCCCTTTGGCGTTTTAAAACCTGGGGATTTTGATATGAGCGCTTGTCTAACAAAGAGAAATTTACAGGAAAATGTTATAACGACCTATTTTTGGCAAAAGAATCAAAAATTTGTAGGACAAAATCTTAAAAGTTATGTTGCCTATGACAGTTCTAATAAAAATATCTTAGTTATTTTATTAGATAATGATTTAAACACTTATATCTTAGGTAACCGCGACCAATATCTTATCGATGCATTAAAGAACAGCAGAGACCCAAGTGATGTAGCTTTTAGTCGTATTAACTGGAGTTCTACTAGATCTTTTAGAGATCTTGGACCAAAAAATGTAATTCCTACTAAAGATGATCTACTTCAAATGCAGGAAGAAAAATACCAGATCGAAAAAAAAGATTTATTGTGTAAAGCTGGTTTTGAGATGGCTGAAAATATTATGAAAGCACGTCAAGCTGGAGTGAGTAAAACAATGCAGTTAGACTCAAATGAGCAGAATCTTTATAGATATCCTGAGTACTCAAAATATAAAATGGATTTAATAAATAAGGCTTATGATGAACCCATTCATGAAAACTCTATAGATAAATATGCTGTTAGTAAGGGATTTGCCTATAAATCATTTTTTGAATGCAAAAAAAGAGTATAG